AGCGGAACCAGTCCGGCGAGTTCTCCGGTGCCATCTACCGGCCCACCCGCAACGGCCTCCCCGCCTTCCGCCCCTACGTCCGTGGGGCGCGGCGGCCACAGTGGATGATCGCCGCCCTCCAGATCGCCGAGGAGCGGCACGGGCCGCCCGTGCCCACCTGCCTGCACTGCGGCGGCCAGCTGGCGGGCGACTTCTACCGCTGCCATGCCTGCGGGTGGGTCCAGTGACCTCTACCGATTACGTCGAGGTCGGCGTCATCCTCCTCGCCACCGCCGCCTTCTTCGGCACCGCCGGGCTGCTCCTCGGCGCGCTGTGGCGCGGCTGGCGGGCACTCGCACCCGAACTGGCACCAGCCGAAGACGGGCTCACCCACATCGCGTCCATCGCCTCCTGCCGCATGTGCAGGGACCAGCCAGACGGGGCCTGCACCTGCGAGATCGAATGCTGGCACGCCTGGTGCCGGGGTGGGGACTGCACCACCATCACCACGTTCACACGGCGGGAACGCCGCGGGCTGCGGAAGGCGGGGAAGCGGTGAAAGACCCCATCACGATCACCGTCCACGGCCGGCCAGCACCCCAGGGCTCCAAACGGCATGTCGGCAACGGCATCATGATCGAATCCTCGAAGGCCGTGAAACCGTGGCGTGAAGACGTCAAGAACGCCGGCCTCGCAGCGATGGGCTGGGGCTCACGGCCATGCCTCGACGGCCCCCTGTCCGTCTCCATGGTGTTCTACTTCCCGCGCCCGGCCAGCCACTACGGAACCGGCCGCAACGCCACCCGGCTCAGGCCCTCAGCGCCGATCGCACCGCACATGCCACCTGACCTGTCCAAACTCGCCAGGGCAACTGAAGACGCGCTCACCGACGCCCGGGTCTGGCGTGACGACTCCCGCGTCATCGAGTACACGCGCCTCGCCAAGGCATACCTCGACCCCGCGGCGGGCCGGTCGACGCCGGGCGCCGTCATCACCATCCAGCAGACCGGAACTGACGATGCCTAACACCATCACCTACACCGGCATCCTCGCCATCGAAGAGTGCTACAAGTGCCACATCACCTTCGCGATGCCGCAGGACCTCCAGAAGCGCGCCCGCGAGCGAGGTGAGACCTTCTACTGCCCCCTCGGCCACAGCCAGGTCTACTCCACCACCGAGGTCCAGAAGCTCCAGGCCAAGCTGGAGCGCGAGGAACGCTGGCGCAAGGTCGCTGAGACCAGCGCCCGGGCCGCCCGCGACCAGGCCGACGCCGCCGAACGGTCAGCACGCGCCTACAGGGGCCACGTCACCAGGATCAAGAAGCGCATCGGCAACGGCGTCTGCCCCTGCTGCCAGCGGCACTTCACCAACGTCGAGCGCCACATGGCCAGCCAGCACCCGGAGTTCCAGGACGGCACCGGTGCCTGAGCACGTCGAGCTCGACCCGGCGATCGCCGCCTGGTACGAAGCTGCCCGGGCCGCGGCCGCCGAGATCGCCAGGTACGGCGAGATCCGCAACCGCGCCATCGAGCACATCCAGAACGCCATGGGCGACGCGGTAGAGGCCCGCATCGGCGGCCGGCCGGTCGTCTCCTGGAAGCCGTCGAAGCCATCGGAGTACATCGATGCCAAGGCTCTCCGCGACGAGCTGCCCGACGTCGCCGCGAAGTACACGAAGCTGAAGGCCCCAGCCCGGCCGTTCAAGATCCTGGCTGGTGACGAATGACAGTCACGTTCCAGCAGCCCGCCGCCGGCCAGTTCCGCCCGGCTCTCGAAGGGACCGCGGGCACCATCGCCACCGAAGTCACCGACATGGTGAAACACGCCGCCGCGTGGGCGCCGAGAAGCCAGCAGCGCGCGGCCGGCCCGTCCGAGCTCGGGACGCCCTGCACCCGCCGTCTCGGCTACCGCCTCACCGACCATGACCCGAAACCGAACAGCGACACCGATCCGTGGGCGTCCGTCATCGGCACCAGCGTGCATGCCTGGATGGCGGATATCTACACCGCCGAGAACAGGCACCTAGGGCGTGAGCGGTACCTCGTCGAACGGCGCATCTGGCTGCCCGGTGGCATCAAAGGCTCCCTCGACCTGTACGACCGCGACATCTGCGCGGTGATCGACTGGAAGGTGGTCGGCCTCGACCCGCTGAAGAAGTACCGCCGCGACGGGCCTGGCCCGCAGTACCGCACCCAGTTCCATCTGTACGGCCTTGGCATGCAGCTCGCCGGGGAAACACCCCAGCACGTCGCCGGGGCGTTCCTGCCCCGCGGTGGCCGCATCGACGGCCTGCACGTCTGGTCCGAGCCGTACGACCCGCAGGTCGCCGTCCAGGCGCTGAAACGCCTCCAGGCGCTGCGTGAGTTCCACATCACGCTCGACCCCGAGAACAACCCCGCACACTGGTCGCTGCTCGCAACGGCAGATGCGCACTGTGCCTACTGCCCTTTCTACCTGCCCGGGTCGGCCGATCTCAGCAAAGGCTGCCCGGGCCACCAGGAGGCGAAGTGAGCCTCGAAACCCGGTTCTTCTCGAAAATCCATCCAGCCGGCACCGATGAGTGCTGGATCTGGAAGGGCAAGCCGAACGGGAATGGCTACGGCCGGTTCTGCAACGGTGGCGGCGGATATGTCATGGCCCATCGCTGGCCCTACGAGCTGCTGGTCGCAGAGATCCCGGCTGACCTGGTGATCGATCACCTGTGCCGCAACCGCATGTGCGTGAACCCGTGGCACCTGGATCCAGTCACCATCGCCGAGAACGTGCGACGCGGCTACCAGTGGGAGAACGAGAAGACCCACTGCCCCGAGCTCCACGAATACAACGAGCTCAACACCTACATCGACCCTGACGGGCACCGCGAATGCAGAATCTGCCGTCGCGGTGCCGATCAGCGCCGCCGTGAGCGAGTGCGTGCCAGCGCACTCGCTGCTTAACAACCCCAAGGAGAAGTGAATCATGTTCCAGCAGCCATCCCAGGGCGACCAGGTCAAAGTCGCCGAACTCGTCGGATGCCTCACCCTCATCTGGGCCCGCGAATACCGCGAGAACATCCCCACCGCCTTCGGCGAAACCGACGCTGTCGCTGTCGACATGCACGTCCTCGACGGCGCCAAAGGCGGCGAGAAGTTCGAGAACACGCTCCTGTTCCAGCGGGCACTGATCGGCTCACTGAAGCCCGCGATCGGAGGTGAGCCGGTGCTTGGGCGCATCGGCCAGGGCGTCGGCAAGCCCGGCCAGTCACCCCCCTACATCCTGCTCCCGTACACCGAGCAGGACGCGGCGCTGGCCACCGGGTACATCGCCCGGATGGCCAAGCCTTTCCAGGCTCCCGCAGCCGCTTCCCCGGCCGCGGGCCCTACAACCGCAGCCGCACCCGCGGCTGCTACCCCATCCCCGGCGGCGGTTTCGCCTGCTACCGGTAACGGCGCCATGACCAGGGAAATCTTCGACGCCCTCCCGGCCGAAGTGCAGGAGCTGCTGAAGCAGTCCGGAAAGGTGCCCGCCTAGACGTGCGGGACGTACCGAGGCGCCGCTTTCCCCCGTGAGCGCGCCCCGTCCCCCACGCCCCCCGGGGGCAGCAGCGGGCCACCCGCATACCACACGGCCAAGCACAAAGGCAGCACCGGATGACTGATCTCGACACCGCCATCAAGGCCTACATCCTCGCCGGAAGCGACCGCGCCGACCTCGAGCTGGCCGCCCGCCTCGAAGCGTGGCGCGACGGCTGGCGGGCCCGCGGCATCGCCCAGGACGGCGCCTGGGAAGCCGGGTACGCCGCCGGGATCCTCGCGTTCAAAGCAGCCCAGCACGGCATCGTGAAAGCCCTCCGGCTCGAGCTGGCCCGCTGGGACGGCCCCCGCGCTGACTTCGGCAAGCCCCGCCCCGGCGACTACCCCGGCAAAGCCGGTGCGGCGTGACCCTGCCCCGCACACAGCTCGACTGGGGCCTCCGGTTCGCGGCATGGAAAAGCTGGCTGCGGTACGTCCACGGCATCGGCTGGCACGTCTGGGACGACACCCGGTGGCGGCCCGATGACGACGGCGAAGCAGGCCGCGCCTACGCTGACATGATCAAAGACGCCTACGCCGAACTAGCCCAGATCAGCGACGACGACGAACGCAAAAAAGCGTTCCAGGCCCTCATCGCCGCTGAGAAGAAAGGCTTCGCCGAAGGCGCCCTCTGGTTCGCCGGGAACACCACCGAGATGGCCCTCGCCGCCTCCCGCCTCGACGCGAACAGGATGCTCCTCAACTGCGCCAACGGCACCCTGGACCTGGCCACGATGACCCTGACCGCGCACAACCCGGACTCGAACATCACCAGGATCTGCCGCGGCGCCTGGGTACCCGGCCTCGGCGACACCAGGTGGACGAAATTCGTCACCGAGATCCTCCCCGGCGCCGGGATCCGCGACTTCGTCCAGCGGCTCATGGGCTCAGCCCTCCCCGGCCGCGTCCGGGACCACATCCTGCCGATCTTCACCGGCACCGGAGGCAACGGCAAATCCACGTTCACCGAAGCCGTCTCAGATGCCCTCGGCGACTACGCCATGCAAGCCGACCCAGCGCTCCTCATGGCATCCCGCCACGACGCCCACCCCACCGGGCAGGCCGCCCTGCAGTCCCGGCGCCTGGCCGTCTGCATGGAAACCGCGCAAGGACGCCACCTCGACGCACCCACCGCCAAGCAGCTCACCGGCGGTGACACCATCACCGCCAGGTACATGCGCAAAGACTTCTTCTCATTCGAGCCATCCCACACCATTCTCATGATCACCAATCACAAGCCTGTCGTGGACGGCTCCGACGAAGCGCTCTGGCGGCGGCTCGTCGTCGTCCCGTTCGACCAGGTATTCAGCGGCGACAATATCGAGCCAGACCTTAAACAGCACCTTGAGGCTGAGCCTGACGCGGTGCTCTCCTGGATGATCGAAGGCTGGATTGCCTATCAGGAAAAAGGACTGGCCATACCCAATGGTGTCCGTGCCGCAACAGAGGCGTACAAGGCGGACAGTGACGCTGTCGGCCGGTTCATCGAGGAATCCTTCTACCCGACTCACGCGGGCACTGTCGCGTCATCTGAGGTATTCACTGAATGGCAGAAATGGTGTGTCACCAACGGCGAGGAGCCCGTGACACAGAAAGCGTTCAGTGACGAACTGACTCGCCGGGGTTACCAGAAGTCGAAAAGTCACGGCCGGATGACCTGGAAGGGCTTCATGCTCCTGAGCAGCGAAAACGACGAATCGGGGGAGGGAGGGGGTGGGTTTGCCGGTTCCGCCTCACGTGCGCACGTACGTGAGCGTCTTACGGAAGACCCTCCCCAACCCTCCCCCGATTCCACCCTCTGGCCCGCTGGCTCCGTTGGCGAGCAACCATGACCGGGCACCTCATCGACCGGCCAGCGAAATACCAGCCCTGCCCTCGCTGCGGCAAAACCACACTCACCGCAATAACAGGCGGAATGCCAGTCCGGCTAGACCCGGAATCACTCAGCATAAACGCCGAGATAGCCGCCATCCTCGCCAAGCGAATCACCTGGGACGTGTACATTCTCGGCCTGCCAGGCCGCATGTACGTCGAACCACGCGACATTGACCGGATACGCGCAGACCGCAAACGCGCCGTCATCGCCAGCCACACATGCACGGCACTCCTGGTCCGGCCTGAAAAAGTGCCCGGAAAAGACCTGATAATTCCATCACCAAGACCACCTGAAACCGATGTCATTCCATTCTGAGGAGGGCACGATCTGGGTAGTAGCCGAGACGTTCGCCGCGTTCGGCATCGCCGCTATCGCCGTCGTGCTGGGCCTTGGCATCGGCGCGCTGCTGTGGCGCTGGCAGCACGGCCAGTGACATGCCGTACCGCCGATGCCAGGACTGCCACGTGTTCTACGACAAAGACACCGCCCGCGGCTGGCGATGCCCGGCATGCCAAGCCATCTACGACGCCAAGCGCAAGAAACGCAACTGGCGGCCATCCAGCAGCAGCCGCGGCTACGACGGCGAGTACCAGCGCAACAAGCCACTCGTTATCGCCCAAGGCCGCAACGGCAGGCCATGCGTCATCTGCGGCAAACCCTTCCAGCCCGGGCAGAAGATCACCGTCGAGCACATCGTGCCGCTACGCAAAGGCGGCACCAACGTGCTAGCGAACCTGGGGCCAGCACATGCGGCCTGCAACATCGGCTGGAACAGGAAGTGAACGACTGCAAGCAGCGCGCCTGCGAAGTGTGCAGAGCGACCTACCGGCCAACCTACTCAGCACAGCGCACCTGTGGCCGCGCCTGCGGTGTGCGACTCAAGCGCGAGATCACGGGATCGCATCCTGCTGAGCAACCCATCGCCTGCATGGTCTGGATCCGCAACTGCGACCAGTGCAAGCGGCTGTTCCCCGCACGACGGCGCACCCAGGTGACGTGCTCTCGCGACTGCAGCAAGGCACGCTCGAACCGCCTGACAAGCGAAGCACTCACCAAGCGCTACCACTCAGACCCGGACTACCGCGATTCGGTGCTCGCCAGATCACACGCTCGCCACGCTCACGACCTAGGCCTCGACAGCCACCTCATCGCTGAGGGATACGGACTGCTGACCTACCTGATCAGGCGTGACCATGGGCGATGCGGCATCTGTCACAAGGCAGTGCGCGCCAAGTCAGGGCCGATGAGACCGGGCATCGACCACATCGTGCCGCTATCGCGGGGTGGCACGCATGAGCTGGCCAACCTTCAGCTCTCGCACCACTGGTGCAACCTGAGCAAGAACAACCGTGGTAGCGGTGAGCAACTGCTGTTGGTGGGCTGAGCAGCCATGATGTGGTTTTTAGGTCAAGCACCCTCATGGCCCGCAGCCCATGAGCGCCTTTTTCGCTGGTACCAAATCGGTTTCAAGGGTCCAAGATCACCAAGGAGGGCCGATGCCGCGCACGAAAAAGCCTGCTGGGGCGGCTGTGGACCGCCGGAATGGCCGCCGCGCCGAGCTGGAGGTGGCCGCTGGCGGCCTGGAGCGCTTCGAGCTACCATCCCGCCGCCCTCCGTGGCTCGTGATCACTCAGGAGGCGTGGGAGGGTGCGTGGGCGGACGGTGTGGCGTCGATGTGGACGCCGGGTGACCGTCCGCTGCTGCTGCGGTGGGCTGATTCGATCGACCGGGCGGCGCGGGCGCTGCGGCGGGCTGACCGCAAGCCGGTGGTGATCGGCGGGAACATGCAGCTGACCGAGCACCCGTCGTACATGACCGCGAAAAGCGCGCTGGCGACGGCGGAGCGGTGTGAGGCGCAGCTCGGCTTCGGTGCTTTGAACCGGAACCGGCTGGGCCTGACGGTGGCGGCGGCGCAGAAGTCGCTGCTTGAGCTGAATGACCAGTTCATGCGGGAGGGTGAGGATGAGCCAGACCCCCGGCTCTGACGCAGCGCCTCGCTGTCCGCGCTGCTGCGTACACGGCCTGCCGTTTGCCAGGGAGGACCAGCGGCAATTCGGCACTGTCGGATGGTGCGGCTGGTGCCAGGACATCGCGGAAGGATACGGCGATGACTGCCGGATCTCTCCTGGCGAACCTCAATGGCTGTGTCCTCACGGCATCGGTGAGGCCCAATGAGCCAGATCCCCGCCTCGCCTGACGGCTGGATCGTCCCGCCGCTGTGGCTGCAAGCGCACGACCTTGACCAGGAGGCGCTTGACGAGCTGAAGGCGCGGTTCCTGGAGGCTGTTGAACGCGGCGGCCCGCCGGTCGTCCTGTCGGAGCCCCGGTTCCGGTGGTGGGATTGGCCCGCTGTCCAGTGGTGGTGGTACCGCCAGTACAAGCGGGCTGACCGGCGAGCATTCAGGCGCGAGTGCGAGCAGATCCGCTGGCGCGGGATCTGGCGGCCCAATGGCGACTGACCCCGGCTGCATCGACTGCGGCTGGCAGCCCGCTCCCGGCGCGCTGTGGCCCACGGAAGGCCCGCTGGCGGTCCGGTGGATGGAACGGTTCCTGATCTGCGCCGAGGGCGACTGGTTCGGCAAGCCGCTGCGCCTGCGCCCCGACCAGAAGCGGTTCGTCTACCGGTGGTATGAGTTCTGCCCGGCGTGCGGCTACTGGCGGTACGACGAGGCGCTCCGCGGCGCAGCGACCGGCGACGGCAAGACGACGTTCGTCGCGGCGCTGGAATGCCTGGAGATGTTCGGGCCGCCGCAGATCGCGCCCGTCTCCCCGAACATCATCAACGCCGCCGCGTCGTTCGAGCAGGCGGACCTGCTGTTCGCTATCGCCGGGGTGATGCTCGGCGGCCGGGACCAGGCCGTCGCTGAGGCGCCGCTGTGCGGTTACGCCGAGGTGTACGACACGGAGATCAAGTACGCGGACGGCCGGCCAGGCATCATGAGACGGGTCGCCGCGGTGGCCGGGACGAACGAGGGTGGCCTGCCGTCCCTGTTCGTCGGCGACGAGCTGCACGAGTGGGGCGACGTCGGCTCGACGAAGGCCCGCGTCCACATGGTCATCGGCAAGTCCACGCGCAAGCGGCGGATGATCTGCCGGCTGCCTGATGGCCGGGAGGTGACCCGCGGGCCGGGCCGGAAGCTGGGGATCTCGACGGCCGGGTTCGATGTGGACCACACGCTGCTCGGCGCGATGTACAAGCACGGCCGCCGCGCCCAGCACGACCCGTCCGTGTCGCCGCGGCTGCTCTTCGACTGGCGTGAGGCCCCTGACGGCCTGGACTACTCGAAGGCGGACGACCGGCGGCAGGCCGTGGTCGCAGCCTCGGCGGCGGCCGGGGTGCTGTGGGACATCGAGGGCCGCGTCCGCGAGTGGGACAACCCGGCGGTCGAGCATCATGAGTGGATCCGCTACTACGGCAACGCCTGGGTCGATGTGCCGGCTGACTCGTGGCTGAAGGATCACCCGGCGGCGTGGGGGAAGTGCCGGGGGACGTGGGAGCTGGCCGGGGACGAGCTGGCCATCCTGGCGATCGACATGGCGCTGAAGCGGGACAGCGTGAGCGTCCGCACCCTGACGAAACTGCATGACGGACGGGTGGCCACGACTAACCGGACCTGGTACCCGGCGGACGGGAAGATCGACCACCTTGAGGTCTGGGAGTACATCCGCGAGCAGGCGCTCGCCATGGGGCCGCGGTTCAGGGGGATCGTCTACGATCCGCGGTTTTTCGAGCTGCCGGCCCGCCAGCTCGAGGAAGAGGGCTTCCTGGTGATCGAGTTCAACCAGTCGCCGCAGCATATGGCCCCGGCGTGCGGACTGGCGTTCGACATGATCATCCATCAGCAGATCGTGCATACCGGTGACCCGGACGAGGCGCGGCAGGTCAAGGCGGCGGTGAAGCACCAGCAGGAACGCGGGTTCACCTTGAGCAAGGGCCGCTCACGGGTGCACATCGACGCGGCGATCACGCTGTGCATGGGCGTGGACGAGCTGGCCCGGCTGACAAAGCCGCGGGACTGGGCGAACACGGTGTGGTGACCAGAGAGGTGATCGTGATGGCTGAACCGATTTTCGAGCGTGTCGAGGAAGACCTGCTGCACCCCTGGAAAGCTTTCGAGCGTCACCACCACCCGGGCGCTACCATGATCGCAGCGTCAGTGCAAGCGCAACCCCCGGAGGCACCTGTGAGCGTCATCACCGAAATCAAGGCCGGACTCGAAGACCTGGTGGCCAAGGCCGAGGGCATCGACGAGGCCGCCGTGACGAAGCTTGAGGCGATCGCGGCCAACCCTGCCGCTGTCGAGGTGATGGACACGCTGGCCACGGTGCTGCATGTGCCGGCCAACGGGCTCAGCGTCGCCGTGGAGGTCCTGAAGGGCCTCGGCGCGCTGTGGGACAAGCCAGCGGCCGCCGAGGCGCCGGTGGCTGAGCCCGCGCCTGCGGTGTAAATGACCGCTGCCACGGCGCCGCTGCGGCTGCCTGCGTGCCCGGGGTGCGCGGGTGGCCGTGAGGTCAACGGGGTGCCGTGCCGGGACTGCGGCGGGACAGGCCGCCAGCGCGCCGCGCCGCGCATGCCGGCCAGCTTGCGGGCGCTGGGGCGCCGCTGGTCGCTGGCCGGCGCGGAGGTGGCGGGGAAGCTGGTGCGCTGGTCGGCGAGCGTCCCTGGCGTGGCCGGCGCGGCGGGTGTCACACTTGGGGTCGCGATGATCGTTCATGGTGTGTTTCACCAGGTTCCCGAGCTGGGCGTGATGGCTGCGGCCGGGGGCCTGTTCGGGCTGCTCGCCGACAGGCAGCTGTAACCATGGCGGTGTTCGCCGGCCCGCTGCCTCGTGAGCGCGCCGCGGCGTCCCGCCCGGGCCGCGAGCAGCGGATCGCCCAGCTGTCGTTCGTGGCCCCGCCGGTCGGCGCGCACATCAACGCGGTCGAGGAGCTGTACGGGTCCGGGTCGCCGGAGATGGCGTTCCGGCACTCGACGGTGTGGG